TTACAGATTTTACGTCTGTATCCATTTCTACCATTAATACTAAAACTGGTTATTAATTTTTCTTTTTTGCAAGCAGCACAGATGACTTTAGGGGTGTTGTTTTCTTCCATACTAATAAGTATCGGTCAAACATAAAATAATTCAAGGAAGGGGTGTTTCTGTTGAAATTAAGACCACTTACGACCAATCGTCATAATATATCTGTTTTGATACTCTGAATAACAGAACCCCGCACGATTTACTCTTGATGGTTTTCTTTCTTTAACAAGTGAGTCAGACATACAACGTGACATATATGCGTTTAACCCTTCTTTATTTATTGGGGGGAACTCAAATTTGGTTCTTGCGAATGAACCAGGGCTAACTACTCCACCTTGTTGGGCTTCTTCAGAGACAGGTAAAGGCATTTTATTACCACACTTATGGCATGTGTAGGGGTCATCACCACCATCTTTCAAGTCCCAAGACCATCCACATTCATCACAAACTATTTTTTGGAACGACATGTTCTCTTTATCCCAAGTAGACTTACAGACAGCGTATCTTTGACCTGTTTCAGGGAAACTATCTTTTTCCTCACTCATACAACGACTAATAAATTCTTCTTCTGTTTCTGATTTACTTGGATTAATTGGCATGGGGTTATATTTTTGATTTTAGTTTCTTATTCTCGTTATGTAATTCGTCAACCTTTTTTTCTAACTGTTGTATCTTAATGTTTAAACTATCTATCTCGGTCTTCAAGTCACGTATAATTTGTGCGTACAAATTAACCGATAGTTCAAGATTACGAAGAACCTGATTATCTGTTTCAGCGGTTACTTTACGTTTACCTACGAACCAAGCACCTATACCAGTTAATGCGTTTGATACGAGTAATATAATAGTTTCATTCATAATTAATACCCCCCACAATCTATACAACGACTATATTCTGGTCCCCAATATGCATTAAGGTTATTAGCCCAATTACCAGGACGAGGTGGTTTTCTCATTCCTCCTGTATCCAAGTGAATACCTGCAAAATAAGTTTGAACTGATGTATTCATACCATCTTGAGTATTCCACGTGAAGTACCAAGGATAATCACCTGAGAAGGCAGTAACCCTGTCTTGTAAACGTTGTGCGTAGAATTGATATCTACCTTCCTCAATAGTTCTCAAGTAAGACATACCTTTAATATCAATAGAACTACCTTGTTCTGTATTACCTACAACGATAGCTTTATTCATCTTACGAGCAAATATCTCAGGTATGGCCTCATAATATGCTCTGTGGATAAGATACTGGGCAATATAATCCTCCAACATAATTCTATCAGGTTGAGACATAGTACCTCCTGATAGTTGAACTGAACGAACTAACTCCTGATAATAGTCATAACCTTTGGTTCCAATAAGTGTTTGAAGACCTAACTCCTGAGCCATCCAAATGGTTGAAGTTAATAAAGCCATATCCACATTCTGGTTGATAGTTGTGAATGCCTTTAATTTTGTCTCTGATATCAGTAATACATTTTTTGCCATCTTATATTCCTTTAACGTCACCAACTACAGTTTGTTCTACTGTTGGAAGTAACTGGTTTTGTTCGATACCTAAATCGATTGATTGTTTATCTCTTAAGAACAATACCTTCTCAAAGTCCTTTAACATCTCCTCTTGGATAGGTTTAATAACGGTCTCAAGGAATAAGTCATAAGCGTCTAACATTTCTGCTCTACCACCTAACTGACCTTCTGTCTTGATACCTAAAATCATCGGTGAGGTTATTCTATGTGAGGTAAGGATTGTTTGTTCCACTTGTGGTGCCATAGAAGAATACCATCCATCAGAGGCGTTGTTTGCGATAGGGGTAATGATTGGTGCTGTCTCAGGGTTTTCACTAAAGAATAAGAACCACTTACCACTATTATTTGTTGAACTATACTTGGCATCCAACTGACGATAAATCATATCTCTCTCCTCCTCTGAAGGTACACCATTTGTAAAACTCACAGCCACAGATGGCATCATAGAGTTCTGCATGTTATTCAAGTGGAAGTTCTTTATCTCAATATCCAACTGAATTGTTGTAACCCCTCCTAAATAATCAGGTGCGGGGTAGTAAGACATTCCTGGTGTATATGTCTTGAAGTACATCACCTGTGAAGGTGCTGAATCAGGTAACATATTAAACGATGGAAGTTCGATAGGCTTATATTTGTTTTGAGATATGGTTGATTGTCTCCAGTCCACAGAGTAATAGTATGAACCAACATTTGTAAATTCGTCTTCTTTACCAGCTCTTAATTTACTGAAGTCCATATGATAGAACTCAGCAATACCTCCGTCATTTGACTTAACGATATTCAAGGCATAACCACCAAAGATAACTCGGTCCATTACACACTTCTCAAACACCTCATATACGGTCTCACTTCTGTTTGCCATTATTATTGAGCTAGGGTCACCTTTTTTAACAAGAAGGTTCTTACCTTTCACACCATAGGTAATGGCGTTAAGACAAGCTCTGTTAATTGAACTATATTGGTATAGGGCTAATAAGTGGTTGGGGAATAAATTATCATCACCATAGAACACCCAAGGCTTGTTTTTAATTACCTCTTGGTATTGTGGAACTTGTGCGGCAGAGAACTCCTGCATCATAAATTCAAATTTCTTTTTTGGTTCTATATTTTCACTCATACTAATAAATATCTAAACTTTATATATTATCCATATTACCATCTGGTAATACTAAATTAACAGGACAAGTACACCCACTCAAGGTATAACTAAATACATCAAAGGCAACTACAGTTTCACCAGGTTGTAATATAGGGGCTAAATCAAACTGATGTTGATGTTGACCTACATCAATAGTTTCTTCACCATAATAAACTGTACTTAATGAACCATACGCCGCCCCTGAAATAATGTAATCACAATTCGCAGTTGCTGGTGATGTAAAGTTTGGTTGATTCCACAATACCAATCTAAACTTCGTGTTGTCTTGTAATTCAACCTCAAGATATTGAGTCGTTACAGGACAAGTTGGAGTAGGTGTAATAGTTGGGGTATTGGTAGGTGTTGTTGTAGGAGTTACAGTATTACTTGCAGTAGGGGTTGGAGTTGTATCACCTGAGATACAGAATTGTTCCTCCTCGCTAATATAAATGATGTTAGCGTCGTCCTCATTATTGGAGATGTATGGTTCAAAGAAACATGCATCAGTTTGGTCGTCACCAACAATAACGACAGCACGGCCTGATTCCAACTTATTATAAGCCAGAGCTATATTTGTATTTCCAGAACTTACCTGTTCGTATATGGAATAGTAGTATTGTCCCTCATACGGAAATTGAATCGTAAGTGGATTAGTTGAAGGATTAGTTGAACCCTCAATAAACCTAAACTTATCATAACGAGTATTTGTTAAAACCACTTCAGGTATAAAGGACACTCTATCCTTTGATGCGATATGTTGAAACGAGAATAAGTAATAGGGATTTGGTAGTGTCTTATTCATAGACACAGTCGCTATTAAATTATTCAGTTGGTTTTTTCGTACTATTAACATTCGTTGATATTATGTAATGAGCGTCTAATTTATCGTCGATTAAAATGAATTTTATCTCCATATTATATTGTTGAACCTGAAAAATTATAATATCCCGTCCATTCTATTAAAGGTAATTCTTTAACCCATAAGTAATCCACATTAGTTGTATCATTCATTTCTTGAGTAGATATCACCCAATTCGCATTCGTGTCTTGTATGGGGTTATAATAACTGATATCGGTATATTCTTTACCTTCTACAGCTTCTTTTTCAATAAGGGTCAAAAGACCTACTTGTTCTCCTATTTGTGTCATATTAGTATGTATTTCTTCCTAATGAAGTTTGATATGTGTTTATTATGTTTGATAAATTAACGATGTCTGTGTTTGTTAATCCACGACCCATAGTAACGAATGCGTATCTGTTATCACTCCAATAAGCTCTAAGATTAGATTGTTGTGCTCCTATAATTAAATTTCTATTTGCGTATGTTATTGCTCTATTTCCTGTTTGAGTTGCTATATTTGTTCCATTTCTATAAAGAGTTCTATCTGTTGCACTTCTAACAGAACCTACAGTCATACCTGATGCTGATGCTTGTGATGTTGTCGATACACGACCTAAAGCACTTGGGTCGTATGTACCCGCATCAAATAAAGTATTATTACTAGCTCCAGCACTTCTTTTAGCGGCAATATTTAACATATCACTTAATGCCACATCACTTGTTGCAACACCCATATCATAAATCCTATCACCAACTCCTTGTAAGTTTACATATACAGATAAGTGAGAACTATTACCATCTCCAATAACTAAAATTGGATTAAATAAAGTTTGAGCATATCCATTTGTTCCGTTTGGTTGCATTCCTAATGCGGAATGTGTCCATCCACCGTTAAAAGTTAAATCATAAAGACCACTTAGACTTGCTCCGTTAATACTATGTGACGCAGCAACCCCTCCTAATACAGGATATAATCCATCTATTTTATTAAGTAATCCATTAGACACTAATGAAGTGAATAATGTGATGGTTGCGGCTGAAGCGGTTGCATCAACATTACCACCTGATTGAACCACTTTATTCAAGTATGTAATAGCTTGAGTTGTTCCACTAGCTGGTGCTGATGGACTTGGGGTAATACTTGGGGTAATACTTGGTGTTGGACTTGACGTTTGAGTATTAGTCGGAGTTTGAGTATTAGTAGGAGTAGGACTACTTGTTTGAGTAGGAGTATTTGTTGGAGTTGCAGTGTTAGTTGGATTAGGAGTACTAGTTTGACTAGGTGTAATTGATGGGGTTGGAGTTGGACTAGGTGTAACATCAGGAGATGGTGTTCCTTGAGGTACAACTCCCGCCTGTTGACCATCATTAGGCATAGGTGGCATCTGAGGTCTTCTAATATATCTTGAGCGAGTTGAATCCCATGCTTCAAGTGGATTGGCATTTAATGGGATAATTCTACCTTTATCTTGGAATTGTTCAGGTGAATAAAAGGTTTCTTGTTTACCTAATACACCCCACACTTTTTTCTCTGGATTATTTTTACCTGCGAAGTTTCTCATTTAATTCTTTTGGCTAAATAAAAGGGGAGACTATGAAAACTCCCCCTTTAATGTTATTGGTTGATTAGCAACCTGAACAAGGACTTAATGATAGACCTACTAATGTAGACTGTAATGAACCTGCTAATTGACGAGCTGGTTCTTTCTCAAGACCTTGTAATGTGATTGAATATCCGTTTCTATCCCCAAATGCAGTACCTGACTCACCAGTACCTGCAGATAAGAACATACCGAAGTCTTCACCTAAGTAGAAGATTGACCCATCATTAGTTTCAACGAACACCTTAAGGTTAGTATTTTGAGCTAACAATCTTAACTGGTTTCTAATAGCTTGTTGAAGCTTGAAGAATACCAAAGTTAAATCTTGTTGGTAAAATACTGTACCATTCTCTAATGAAGGAGTAATGGTTTCGATGAAGCTAGATGTGTTCTTCTCAACTTGGAACTGATAAACAGTACCACCTGTTGCGCCTACTGTAAGGATTTCTCCTTCAGCATTCTCAGTTACTCCTGTAACGCAACCTGCGATAACATAAGCGGATTTAATACCACCTACGTTGTCTCTACAACCTTTACAGATTGAAGATGTAGTTAAACAATTTGAAAAACTCATATATATTTGTTTTTATTATTTTAGTTTAGTTTTTTAATAAAGGGGGACTAGCCCCCTCTATAATGTGTTATGATAATCCGTTAGTGATTACGAATTGAGGCCAAGCGATTTGAACCCCAACTTTGAAGTTAGAACGTAGTCTTACCTCGTCGAAATCTACAGAGTAGAACATTTCTCTT